GTATTATGGAAACATATAATTCGTAACCGATAAAGGAAGAAAAAATGGCACTATCAACACCGTCAGCTTCTCCTGCGGTTGTCGTCAAAGAAATAGATCTGACCGGCGGTGTACCAAACGTCCAGTCTACAACAGGCGCAATTGTAGGGAACTTCAGATGGGGTCCTGTTGAAGAGCGTAAAAATATTGCTAACGAAACTGAGTTAGCAGCTACGTTTGCCAACCCGGACTCAGATAATACGATTGACTTCCACAGTGCAACCTACTTCTTGAGATATTCAAGTTCGGGTGTAGTTGTGAGAGCAATCACAAGCAGTGCACGAAATGCGCACGCAGAAAGAGCAGCAACTAAGAAAAACTACGACTTACTCGAGTCTTCAGATAGCTCAAGCATACTTTTTAGCGGAGCACCAGGATTCTATGCAAGTGACGCAGCATTCTTGGCAGAAGGAGTAACAATATCTGGTAATCCAGTATCTCAAGACTCTGCAGATGCTCAATTGTTAACTCAAACTCTAGTTGTTAAAAACGAAACTAGTTGGGACGCTCAGGCATCTGCTTTAGGAGACATTACCCATCCAGTTGACACTACTGCGTTCTCTGCATTGAACACAACAGACTCAGATGGTTTTGGAGATTCATCTGGATCACATAGTGGAAATCTCTATTACGATCCAGCGACAGCTTTCAACGGAATTACCAAGCAAACCGACACTGTTGGTAACTTCACATTTGTAGCTAAGTATCCAGGAGAACTAGGAAACAGCCTTAAAGTTTCAATTTGTGGACCTTCATCGGAAGCGTTCGATGGTTGGGACTACAGAGACGAGTTTGATGGAGTACCTGGAACAAGTAGTTTTGCTTCAAATCGCGGCGGACAATTAGACGAAATTCATGTTGCAGTTGTAGATGAAGAAGGGTTATTTACTGGAACAATTGGTGCTGTATTGGAAACATTCCCTTACCTATCAGTGTTCAAAAATGCAGTTACATCTGATCAAGCTAATAACTATGTTAAGGATGTGCTTAACAACAGATCTGATTACGTTTGGTTTGCACAGTTTGATTCAGACTTCAAAGCTAGTGGTGCTGGTAAAAATGCTCGGCCGGTAGGCGCAGGTATTATGCTAAATGCAGCTTGGGCTGATTCAGCTGTTGACTATTCGTTTTCTGGAGGAGTTAACTCTGATCCACTAGGAGTATCGGAATACTTAACTGGATTTGATCAATTTGAAGACAAAGATCAAGTTGAAGTTGATTTCTTAATTGCTCCAGGTATGACTGCTAGAGAATCTCAAACTACTGTTGTTAACGATTTGATTGCGACAGCTCAACAAACTCGTAAAGATTGTGTTGTTGTTGCTTCTCCTGCAAGAGACGATGTTGTTAATCAGTCAAATGTTTCTAACATTATTGACGATGTAGTAGCTACTGCAGACACATTTACTAAATCTTCTTATCTGGTTATGGATAATAACTATCTGAAAGTATACGATAAGTATAACGATCAGTACATCTTTATCCCAGCAGCTTCCTCAACAGCAGGAATCATGGCTGCAACAGACCTCAATAGAGCACCTTGGTTCTCTCCAGCTGGTTCAAGAAGGGGCCAGTATTTGGGAATCACTTCTATTGCTTACACACCTACAAAGGGTCAAAGAGATACTCTCTACAAAGCGAGTGTCAACCCGATTGCAAACATTCCTGGACAAGGTGTGTTGCTGTATGGTGACAAGACAGGATTGGCAAGACCTTCAGCGTTTGATAGAATCAACGTAAGAAGATTGTTCCTCATCCTCGAAAGAGCAATTGGAAGAGCCGCTCAACAAGTTCTATTCGAATTCAACGATGAGTTCACAAGAGCAGAATTTGTTAACATCATTGAGCCAGTCCTTAGAGAAATTAAGGGCAGAAGAGGTATCACCGACTTCAGAGTTGTTGCTGATGAAACAAACAACACTCCAGAAGTCATCGATAGAAATGAATTTATCGCAAACATCTTCATCAAACCGGCTCGTTCTATCAACTACGTCACATTGAACTTTGTGGCTGTCAGAACTGGCGTCGACTTTGAAGAAGTCGTAGGCACAGTGTAAGGAGATAGAAAATGGCAGTATTAGGCGTAGATGATTTTAAGTCGAAGTTGAGAGGTGGGGGTGCACGCCCTAATCTTTTTAAAGCCACTATCAACTTCCCAGGCTATGCAAACGGAGATGCAGAACTGACCAGCTTCCTTTGTGAAGCTGCTCAGCTTCCTGGTTCAACAATGGGTATCATTCCAGTACCTTTCCGCGGTCGTATTCTAAAGATGGCAGGCGACAGAACATTCCCAGAGTGGACTGTAACTATCATCAACGATACGGACTTTGCAGTTAGAAATGCAATGGAGCGTTGGATGAATGGAATGAATGCTCATTCAGCAAACACTGGATTAGCAGCTCCAATTGCGTATGAAGCAGATTTGAGAATTGATCAATTGGATAGAGAGGGAGAGTCTGTAAAAGACTATATCTTCCGTGGTTCTTTCCCAGTCGATCTTTCTCCGATTGATCTCTCATATGGTGCTACAGATGAGATTGAAAGGTTCACAGTAACCTTTGCTTATCAGTACTTTGAGAGCAACAATCCGTCGACTACTTCATAGTATAGATAATGTATAGAGGGGCAGATTCTGCCCCTCATTGTAACTAGGAAATATAAATGGCTGAAGACAGTAGAGGCATTAAACTATTTGGCTTTGAGATTAAAAGAGCCAAAGAGGATGATCCTAAGAAAAAACCTACCATTGTACCTCCCAGAGATGATGACGGGGCAGGATATATTACTGCGTCTGGAACTCACTTTGGCCAGTACATTAATTTTGATGGGGATGACTCTAAAGATAATGCCCAGCTAATTATGAAATATCGAGGAACTGCAATGCATCCAGAAGTTGATGCTGCCCTCGAGGACATTGTAAACGAATCTATTGTTGGTGGTGAAGAAGATCAATCAGTTGACATCAACATGGATAATCTCGATCAGCCAGATAACATTAAGAAAGTAATTAAAGAAGAATTTGATAACATTTATGGTCTTCTCAACTTTGATGAGTTGGGCCATGATATTTTTAGAAGATGGTATGTTGATGGAAGAATTTATCACCACTTAGTTGTTAATGAATCAAATTTAAAAGCTGGCATCCAAGAAATCAGACCAATTGATTCTACAAAAATTAGAAAAGTAAAACAGATCAAGACTAAGAAAGATCCTGAGACAGGAGCTAAACTTATTGAGAAGGTAGATGAGTATTACATCTACCAAGAGAAGCCTGGAATGCAGACTCAAGGTCTGAAGATGAGTCCAGACTCTGTTAGTTATGTCACATCTGGTTTGTTGGATGAAAGTCGCAAGAAAGTTTTATCGTATCTACACAAAGCACTCAAGCCTCTTAACCAATTGAGAATGATGGAGGACTCTTTGGTCATCTATCGCTTGGCCCGTGCGCCAGAAAGAAGAATGTTCTATATTGACGTAGGTAACTTACCTAGAGGTAAGGCTGAGCAATATATGAAGGACATTATGGCTCGTTATCGTAACAAACTTGTATACGATGC